ATCTAATAGAAGTGTCTGCTGCATTTGAAAAAGTGCCACTACCAGCATTGAAAATATCAATAGAAGATATGGCTGTTGTAGTATCAAAAGTTCCTAAAACATTAAAAAACATTTCTGTTGGACCGCTGTTTTGTGTATAGAGTTGATATTGATAAACTTTAGTTTTTGTTGTGCTTGCATAATTATAAATTGTTAAAACACCTGACGGATTACTTTCTAAAGCAGCAGATGTAGGTGCATCAGAACCAAACGGCCAATTTCCAATAGTTGCTGCTCTGCTAATATCTGCCCCAGTCCAAGTTGCAAATTGTAAAGTAGGTTGAAATCCAACATACTTTCCTTTATAAATGCCTGCTGTGCTGTTGTTGTTAAATCTAATACCGAATGCTCCGCTTGAACCTGAATTAGTAATTCCGTTATAAACCAAAACTAAATCTTTGTAAGTTGACGGGATTGATGATAAAGATAAACTTCCCAAAGCACTTGCAACTGTTTCTGATATTAAGGTTATGCCACCACCAGCAGCGGGTGTAGCCCAACTTGGAATACCACCTGCGACTGTTAGAACTTGTCCAGTGCTACCAATTCCAAGTCTTGCTGGTGTAGATCCACTTGAAGAATAAATACTATCGCCTGTAGTTGTCATTGGGTTAGTCATGCCAGTTGTATCTACGTTAGCCCACGCACTGCCTGTGTAATATGTTGTTACATTTGTATCTTTAAGATAAGCAAACTGTCCTTCTTGTGGTGATGTAATTGCTGAATCTCTAGCTGCTGCACTTGCAAAGACTAAAATGCCTTGCATCAAATAACCATTAGTGTCGGCTGCAGTCAGCACCTCACCAGTTGTAAACGTCTTAAAACCTAATCCTGCTGCCATTTGTACTCCCTAGTAACTTAGGACATTATAGTCTAAAGTGCCATAAATCGTATCATTTAGGATAAATGCGTCTATGACTGGCTCTAATGTCGTGAACGTAGTGCGCCAACTATTCGGTGATATATTCATGCGTACACCGAAAATCTGTAATGTTTTTTCTAAGGTAGATCCGCCTGGCTGTGTAGTAATTACCTTTATAGGATCAAAAAAGTCTAGGTCTAGGGCTGCAATTATGCCTGTGTTGTAGTTAGAGGTGTATAGGTCTAAAACTATGGAATCTACTCGGATGCTAGTCTCAGCTCTACTAGCCACATACGCCTGTGAGTAGTCAAGTGCAACAGAATCGCTCTGCATTAAAAGGTTGTCTAAAAAGTAGCTGTGTAAAAAATACTTATCTATGCTTGCCTGATTTAAAGCTACCTGTGCGCTTCCACCTAATCTAGTAATGGTGGCTTTGTTAAATATGAGCACATCGTTAAGAATCCAACTAGCATCAAAATAAACTATGCCTGTGCCATTATCTGCAAAGACTGTAGGTGTGCCGCCAATAGATCCTGCAGTTACGTCTCTATCTTGAAATACAAAAGAGCCACTAGCATCTACATAAAGTGCGCCATATTCAGAAGTGGATACTGTGGTAAGAGCTGCTAAGGCTGTGCGGTTAGTGCCGGGATCTGCCTGCATAGTAGTTAGCCCTGCATCTACATCACGCATAGTTGCTGGCCAGTCAATTTCGTCTAATATCTTGTTAACACGTGTGCCAGATAATTGTCCAGCGGTAGCATCTGTAACTGTGCTGATCTGTGCTACCTGCGCTAATCTAAAAGCATCTACAGCTTGTATAGTTGTTATTGCTACATCCTCGCCTGACTCACCTGGGTATGTAGTTACATAGCTTGTAATGAATCCAGAAAATATAGGATATGTTACTGATGAGTAAGTTGCAGTAATCTGCACCTTCTTCATAGGTGTTAATAAATTGTAATATGGGCCAGTAACATTCTGCGGATTAAAGTCGCCATTCTGATCTGTTATGCGTAATGTGAGTGCGCCTGTCTGAAATTGATCTGATAGTGCAGTACGGCCTCGGTTAGTCTCTATGCGGTTAACTTGATTAGATACATCTACAATTACAGATGCTGAATCACCTAATATATTTGTGTTTAATATGCCTGTATCTAATATCATAGCCTGAGCAAACGATGGCCCAGTGCTAAAGTTAATTACTGCATTTATTACTGGTATTGGCATTATGGTAATTGCCCTGCGCCAGTAGTGCTATATCCACTACGGCCAGCGACTTGGATGCTTTCGGCTACTAACTGTGCAAACTTATCACCAGATGGTGAGTCAATTCTTACGTTTACATCTAGTGATCTATTGCCAGATTCCCTAGCTCTTTCTGTTGCTATTTGAGATACGTTCATACCAGCATAAGAAGATGATCCGACTAACTGTGTTGCTAAATCTTGGAAATAACCAGCTGGCTGTGATGGTAAACCAGGTGCGCTCACAGTTGGTGCAGCTGAAGTTGGCGTACCAAATTGCTTGTTAATAGTTTCTATTTGTGCATTGATTCTATTAATTAAAGATCTAACTTGAACTAATGCAAACTCTGTAAGACTCTTACCAGCTGCTGCCGCTTCTGCTGCTAATTTCTTTAGTGCGTCTGCTGCTTCCATCTCAGCCAAATACTTCTTAGCCAAAGCCTCGTTATTGTCTAAGATTGCTAATTGTGCCTTTAGGCGTAACTTAGTCTCTTCATCGGTTGCACTGTTTAAGGCTGCGTTTATACCTATGCGCTCTAAGTCAAACTTTTTGCGTAATTCTTCTACATTCTTATTTTCTAAAGCGTTTTTCTTTTGTAATAGTGCTAATTCTGCTGCTTTTGCTTTTGCTAATTTATCCTCAGTTTGGAATCGCTTTGCATCTATACGACCTGCGCTACGTTGCTTATTGGCTGGCAAAACTGCTGCTGGCGCACTCATTCTGCCTAGACGTTGCAGTAATCCTATTGCACTCATTTCGTAAGAAAAAGTTATTAATTGTTTTAGCCCAGGTAGGTTTGCTATTGTTGTTATTCCGCGACCTAATTCTCCTATACCACGTGTTACATCGGCTATGCCTTTAGCAAGTTCGGTCATGCTATCTGTAAAATTACCTATGCTTTTATCATTACCTAAATTAGTTAAAGCATCTACTAAACCTTTACCTATAATTTCTTTAGCATCGGCAGACGCGACTGTAATAAGACTCATTTTGCCTGCAAAAGTTTCTAATCTAGCTGCTGCCTGACTTGCAAACTTAGCATTTAACTCTTCCATGATTTTGTTCATGTCGCCACTCTTTAATGTGGCTTTGCTTATACCTGCGCCTAGTCTGCTAAGACCTGTGGTGTTGCCTGAAAATCCTCGTGTTAATGCTGCGCTAACTTCACTAAGTGATCTACCTGTGGCTGCGCTTACGTTAAGTGCTGTTTGTAATGCATCTTGACTTTTAGTTATTGATCCTGTAGCTGTAAGTAATTGCTGAAAGGCTGGGCGTAATTCATCATCTAACACGCCATATAACCCTTGTAACCTTGCTATATATTGCTCTACTCCAGGTGCTGAAAATGCAAAGCCTGTATTACGTAATTGTACTTCTAAAGATTTTGCGGCCTTTTCATCGGCCATAAATGCAGCAACGGCTTTCTTTCCATAATTGGCTAATGCAGCTGCACCAAAGGTAAGGCTTAAAGATTTTGCTACACGGTTAATACTTTTATCAAAAGAAGATAAACTCTTCTGACCTTTTTTTAATCCAGAGTTATCCCACGTGGATACGGCTGATACTACTAAATTGGCCATTACGCAACTTTCCTTAATTGAGTATCTTTATTAAATCTAATTGCTACAGCTTCTATTGTCTTAACTATTCTGGCTGTTACTTTGCCTTGATCTTCTGTCCAAGCACGATATAAAGCTCTACCTTTTTGCTTGTCTTGACCTTTCATATTATTAGATCCACCTAAGGAATTGATAAAATGAATGCTTGCTTGTGGGTTTAAACTTTCAGATGGGTCAGATCCATTAGGATTTTTGCGTCCAGCAGTTTCATAAATAGCACCACCAGCTGTGGTATTGGCTATATAAAATGCCGCTCTAAATCCTTGCTTGTTTGCTTTGTTAAGTCCAGCACGATAAACAATTCCAGCTCTTGCTATTGATTGATCGTAATTAGGAAATGCCCTATATTTTCTATAACCTTTAGCACCAAATTCAGTTAAGTCAGCTAATGATTTAGTCCATCCTGATAAAACATCGTTGTTAGCAGGTAAATAACCTCTAGCAGTATTTCTGATAGGAATCATGGCTTCTTTAATATCTGCCTTCATCCTTGTGTTTAAATCGGGAGATATTTTACTCATAGCCTTCTGGAGTTGCTTAACGCCTGTTACGACTACGGGCATTTTTAATCTCCTTAGCTCTATCGCTGAGTACCTGCACGATTGCTCGTAGCATTTCTGAGTCCATATTTATAAACTCACTAGGCGCGATCCCTAGCTCTACAGATAAACTTGCTATCGCGTAGAGCGTAGAATCACGCTGTATTATTTTTTTTCTTCGTCTAATACCTCGACAGTTTCTAAGCTGTCAATAAACTCTGCACCAAATATAGGTACAGTTACGTTAGCCCTACGCAAGCACTCATGCGCTAAGAAATAAATCTCAGTTTGCCTTTCGTGATCGCGCAGGACTTTACTAATCCCAGCCTGATATCGTAATTCAAATGCGTACTCAACTCCCGGCGTTATTTTATGCTCAGATACTTCGCCGTTAGCCCTTGTAATCTTTAGCTTTGCCATTACTTCTCCTTATGCTGTGGTGTCTACTACGATAACACTTTGGCAGGTAAATGTAATTGACTGTGTGCTTATGTCGCCTACTGCGCCGTTTACATCCTGTGTGTTATTTACAAGCACTGTGGTTTGATACTCTGGGTTAGTTGCGCTAATTACTGCAGAAGTCTGCTTTAGTGTTAGCGGTACTGTAGTACCCCATGCAGCCTGCAGCGTAGCGTTTACGTTGCTTGCAGCTGTGTCATTTAAGAAGTCAATAGTGATAGTGCTAGCCTCTAGGCCTTTTGCAAACTTATGTGCGGTATCGCCCATAGCTGTTACTTCAAGCTCATCAAATGAGCGGTTAATTGTTACGGCTGTTACGTGATCGCTTAAAGCGACACTGTTCAGAGTAACAACAACGCCATTGCTTAAATAGATTGCCATTATTCGTTGTCCTCATCTTTTCTAGCCGCTGGTTTTTTAACCGCTGCTGGTTGGTCGGTAATCTGGCCTATCTTGACCAGAAACTTATATTCTTCTTCTGTAAATCCTTTGTAGCTCATGTTAACTCCAACTCGTTAGGATTGATACTGTTATCTCAGATACTAGCAAGTCGCCACTAGCTGCGTTGACTATGGCAGGTGCTGAAATAGTAGATATGTTTAGCACTAAAGATGATGTATTAAGTTTTGTTACGACTGCCAATATGTAATCTTCCATGCCTTGAAGTCCACCTTGATTATCTAAGGCTGGCTTAGTTATCAAAATCTTAAAGTTAGCCATAGGGCTTACAGTTATGTAATCATTATTGCTAGGTGTTAAGTAAGGATCGCTAGGTGTAACTACTACGCTGTTAGCCAGTAGTGTTGCCGGTGGAAATGAGAAAGTTGACCACACGCCTGCGTTTGCTAAGTCTGTTGCAAGTGTGCTGCGTAGTGTGGTGATTGCAGCTGGCATTAGCCGACCAGTGAGTTAGGACTAGAATACGGCTGGATGAGACCACGCACTCTGTTAATCAGCTGATAACCCAT